GCCCAAAAATCAACCAACCCACCCGAGTCGTTACCAACCCGCTTCCGCAAACCTGACGGAAGCGCATCAAACGCAAACCTAGCGTCAATCACAGCATTCATAGCGCTGTGATAATCACTAATGCCGGAAAAATCCCCGTATTCGGGAATACGGGCACCCGCCGGCAAACCTGCAACGCCAAACTTCTTAAGCATATGATTAATATCGCACTCAGCCTTAAAATTCTGCTGAGTACGCGTACCATCAGTACAATAAAGCGCGGACTGCTCCGACGCTTCGTTCGTATCATAGTTATACGGATTGCGAACAAAAGTACTCATCTACGACCTCCAATCATGCGTAAAGCTTCAAATAAAATCTGGGCAGCGGGTCCATATTCCTTCACCAAACGACCCGCATTCCCAGACGCCACAGCTGCTGCAACTTCATTAGCAGTCAACAAACCTTCCTGAAAAATCTTGGCCGCCAAATTGCCCACCTGAGCTGTAGTCATACGCTGTGTGTCAATTTGTTCAGCCAATAACTCGATCGTCTTACGTATACGATCTTCATCAGCCTTCAAGTTGCGAACTTCCTGTTTAACTTTATCCACAACTTCATACACCTGCGTCTCTTGAGCTCTATTCAACGAAGCAGAACTCTCAGCTGAATACGCCTTCTGGTAGGCATCAACAGCAGGACTAAAAATATCCTGAACTTGAGGCATCTGTGCTGTATAACCAGCACCACCAGGCGTACTAGCACCGCCTTTAAGAGCCGCCAACATAGGATTAATACCAGCAGCACGCATATCGGCAACTGCTCGCTGATAAGAGGTATTACTCATACGCTCCTGAAAATCCATCTGCTTAGCCGCAGACTCAGCAGAAGCAAGATTAGCAACCTGCGCAGCATCAACACGAGACTTATTCGCCTGGCTACCGCCATACAAACTAGCAGCAGCACTTACCCAAGGAACAATAGGCGACAAAGGCTCAATCGCCTTTGCCACCACCGAAACGGGCTTCAAAACAGTATCTAACAAGCCCACAATGACTCCTTAAAAGTGGTCAATAAGTCCAGGTACAGAGTACAAGGGCATCGGCCTAGCCATCTTGATATCAAAAAACGCATCAAGCAAAAACTGCTGACCATTAGCAGCTGCGCCTACCGCAACGACCCGCTCCACTGGAGGGGTATCCTCAATAAACTCACTGTTAAGCGTAGGCAAATCACCAAAATTCTGCGCCAAATGCCAAGCATCCAATGTTCCGGCTGCCGTAGACCTAAAGAGGCCAGTAATCTGGCTCGGCTTATAGCGATACTCTGCCCAACGCTCTTGGTATCCAAATACCTCATCATCTTCAGCAGTACCCTGGACATAAATTTCCTTATTAAGAACCGCTTGTTCACCAAGCGTAGCAAAAGCAGGAAAATAAAAATCATAACGAGTCTGTCGACTCCACATCTTATGCAAACCCTGTTGATACGTCAGGTCTGCTCTCACGGCCGCAAGGCCAAGAATCACACCATGTTCAGTACTAGAGTACGTAAAACCATGGCCCTGTGCGAGAGCTGTACCCATTGCTGCAAGGTTACCTTGTGGAGTAGTGTCCTCAGCCAAACCCGTTGCGCTGGTCTGCGCAATAGGATTAATGATAACGGGAGTTGAACCACCACCAAGATATTCAGGACGCTGCAAACGAGCATCTGGGCTAACAACACCAAAGTGTGCACGAATAATTTCAGTATAACGAGTACCACCTCGAGCATCCCTCTCTAGTAACTTCTGGATCTGGAAACTCTGCCGCAACTGGTTGACTGTAGCAGCAGTAGCAGCACTTAGATCAGTAACCAAACCAGTCTGATTACCAAACATCACATCCTTAACACCACCAGTAGCACCAGCGGCATACATAACATCACCACTTGAATTATTTCGCCAATCCTTGTTAACCCAACTAGAATCAACTGCAGACACCTTCACCTGCAAACCATTACTAATAACAGGAGCCGTTGCTCCTAACGGCAATACAACCGCATCGCCCTTTTGAGGCCATGGAAGTGCCGAAGTAAAATAGTCGTGACGCTTACCGCGACGACGTAAAACATAATCGGCGGGATCATCAGGACCATCGCCAAAATCGACAACAGCACTATCTTGCAAATTCTGATCACGGAACCACTCATTCCAAATCAAATTATAAGCACGAGGCCAAAAACTACAATGCTCAACAGTAGCGGCACCACCAATCTGCCCAACAGTTGGCAAACCCATATAGTCTTGCAAAGAACCCACAGCATAACCACCAGCAGGACTGGTAGTAGTAGGTACAACGTAATCAATGGAAGAGTCAGGATCAGGCGTACGCTCACCCATAAACTTCTGCCAATTTTCCCAAATAAGGCGATTAGGTACAAAGAAAAAGAAAGTATCAAGATACATGTTATCCATAATTGGAAACAACGGCGTAGCCAATCGAGCAAACGCAGTCATCTTGAGATTAAAAGTATCGCCTGGAAGTACTTCATCACAATACACAGGCACTAGATAACCAGAATCAAACGTAGTCTTATACGCTTTCTGACTATCAAACCGACTACGCGGAATATCCGCACGCGGAATCATAGCGAACTGGTGAACATTTACTGACTGATTACGATGCATATCGATCCTCCAAATTCCGAGGGCCCTTCATCTCTGAAGAGCCCCCGGCCTATTTACTTACGTACCTTCAGTTGCTTGCCCATAGCAAGAACCTTCGGATCCTCATACAAATCAAACCGGCCATTCGAATCATCAAATGAACCGAGCTCATACAAATCAAAATCATCAGGATGCTGATACACCTGATTGTCTTCCGCAGAACGATTCACTTCGTCCTGAAAAGACCTAACGGCGACACCAACAGCTGGCAAAAAAAACGGACGGCCAAAAGCCTCAGCAGCCCGATCCTTAATAGAACAAACAATCATCTTCATACTTACTCCTCACGTAAGTGTACGTTTCAACGACTGAAGGCGCGCTTTCGCGACCTTCTCCTTAACTGCAAGCCTTTCGTCTGTATCGACTTCACGCTCACAACGCCTTTTATACCTGTCAAGCTCAATCATGTCAAACTCAACTGGGTACTCCTTCGCAAACTTACGATCATAGTAACGAGGCGGCTTAACTTGCTTACCATTCACAACCACATAGTCATGTGGATAAACATCGTCCTTCCACTGCTCATACCACTGAGCTGCAATACCTGGCTTCAAAGACATCTTATTAAACTCCGGTCTTCTCAGACTAACCTCACCCGTAACCGGGTGTACAAACTCATAATGATCATCTGCATTCTTACCTGTTTGCTTCTTCATAATATAACGAGCAACATACGCAGCTGACTGAAAAGTAACATCTCCTACTGAACTATACCCAAAAGACATTTCCGTCTTTGGATCAGTCCATAACTCCTCAAGAGCCTGGCTCCGATATATAACGGACCCAGACGACGTCTTCTGCCAAAACGTCTTATCCTCAAAATCAAAATTAAACAAACATGCATGAAAATGCGGACGTCCAAAATTCTCACCATACTCGCCCGCCATGTAAAACCTGATCGGCCGCTTACCTTGAGAATCTTCTTCGTAACCGCTAAAGCGTTTCCGTAGCCGCTTCATGAACTTTTGAAAATGGTCGTAATGTAACGACTTATCTTCTGGCACCCAATCATCATTGTAGGTCAATGTGATAAAGCAGTTCTTCTGCCACAGACTTGCTTCATGCATGCACCTAACAGCCCACTGGCGAGAACGCTCCAGCCGACAACCCACGCACTGCCCACATGGCAGCGTGAGGGAGCGTGTGATGTCAAACCGGGCGTTCTCATAAAAAACCACATCACCAGCAGCCGTCTTAAACGCCTGCAGCGGGTGGTAACAAGGCATTACATCCGCCATCCACCACGCATAGGATTAGAACGAAGATTAGGCATCTTCGTACGCTTCACATTGCGCTTAAACATCTTGGACGACTTGTACTTAGAAACAGACTTGCGATTTACCGGTCTCATAGATCTCTCCTAGTTGGTGTCACCTGGCACAGTTACATCAAGTAGATCACTGTGCCACGGAGGGTGAACCACCCTCCGAAACGCTGGATTCGGCCGATTCAACGGCCTTCTGGGGCTCGATAAGCCCCATCTCTACCAGCTCCTCCCGATTGCGCTCATCAGCGCAAAAATCAACGAACGCTCCCGCGTCGTTACC